GGCAGCAAGGTAGTTTTGATAATTTAACAACAACATCAACAGCGCTAACAACACCAGAATACTCTTTACCAGAAATATTTTTAGGAACAAAAACATTAACTGAATTTTATACAGACAATCAAGATATACAAGACATACAGTCTGGACCAGTAGTTCCAAATAAATTTATTACCTTTAAGCCAAACGAAGACTGGGATACAACTGAGTCATATATAAATTTCCCAAGGTTCAATATTTTAGCAGATGAAATTCACTCTATCTATGGAGTTTTTCAAATTAATGATGATGATTTATCAGATCAGATATTATTTAAAATTTATAATAGTTTAAATGGTAATTTTTTTAGTATACGAAAAGATGGTCCAGATATTGATTATTATCTTACATATAATGGAATAGAGGAAGAATTTTACTCTATTGCTGATTTTCCAGTCGGAGAACCAATAGCAATTGGTGTAAACATTAAACAAATAGTTGATTCTTTTGGTGGAAATATTGCTTCATTTTTTGGAGAAAGAAATGGTTTAAAAATGTATGTTGGAGGGGATGAGTCAGGAACTTTAACATTCTCAGGAAATATATATACAGTTGGAATATCAACAAGTTTTAATGCTTCTGAAATAACAGATCATTTTACAGAAGATGGGTTCTGTTTATTTGAATCAGCACAAGAGTTAATAGATCATACTGCAAGTTATACATTGCTTCCAACAGAAGCATATGATAAATTTTTCTTAGATATTGGTGTTTCTGGATATTGGCAAGACTATCTACCACTATCATATTTTGCTCAATATGTAACAAATGATGTTGGAAACCAATTTTATGATTTAGACTTTTTACAATTTAATATTGGATATCCAGCACCAGATAAACTATCTGAAACAGAAACTATATTAGAAAGTTGGACATATCAAGACTTAAAAGATGAGTATAAAAATCCAGTTCAATATACATATGAGCAATTAGACAATATCCTTTTTACTGGATGGGCAAACTATGAAGATATGCTACAAAAATCTGCAAAATTCTATGAATATGATACTTCAAATGCATCAATTAGAAGTTTTTTAACTTTCCAATATATAAAAGATGGTGCTAATTCTTTACAAAACTCATTTACTTTAATTGAAACACCAAAAAGCGATAAAATTATCGATATTGATGAACACCCAGCATGGTCTACAACAAAATTTGAAATAGTGGATAATACATTAATCTATCCAACAAAAACTATTGATTTTAATGATTTAGCAGTTGTTTTTCATTTAGAATTTAAAATAAGAAATACACTAACTAAGCCAATTAAACTTAATAGATTAGAATTTGCATCACAGGCATTAAGCAGCAACTCTTTTAATCCAATTGGAACTAGGTTTGGTGTCAACCTATTTCCTTACAAACGATCTGGAATTTATTATGACTACAAGTCCAAAAATCCATTTAGCATTTATAAAGGAAGTACACCATATCTATACTTAAATAGAAAGACTGGAATTCAGATTCGTGGAGAATTTGATCAACAAATTAATAGAGGCATTGCTGTTCCAATTAACCAAGAGTTAGCAGCAAATTATAGAGTTAGTGCTGCACAACTTTGGATGAGATATGATGATCAGCAATTTTCACTTATTCCGACAGAACTTTTTGAAATTGACTATAAGGGTGACACTATTAAGTTTTATATGGTTGCAGATAGCGAAAAAGGAACAAGAGCAAGAATATATGCAAAGAGTCAAAATTCTGGATTGCCATTTAATGGTATAGCATATTATTGGAATGGTACATTGGTTAGAGAGCCAGTTTTAACTGTAAAAGAATGGGGAGTTCTTGGTATTGCATTTGGAACAGCCTTAAATTTTGATGCTTACCTTGGCGGGATCAATTTAACTGGACCAATGCTATTTAATAACATAGCATATTATCAGGCTAATAATTTACAACAGGTACAAAGCACAATTACTAGACCATGGCTTAAGGTTAAAACAGATGGTGTAACTAATTACCAGTGGCAATACTGGTTAAATAATTTCACCTGGGAAGGTGTTTTAGTCGTTGAGGCTTCAGACCTTTATGGTGTAAATCCAGCCGATGTATATAAAACTTACCTTGGAACTAATAAGATTATCATTGATGACTCAGATGGCATGATTTTTGATGCTGAAAAGTTGAGAATATACAAGGATACAGATTGGCAGACAACAGTCAAGATTCCAGTATAGTATGCTATACTTGTGGTTATGGATAACGAAATTCTTAAAAAAGTTGGCAATGTCCGACGCAAAGTAATAGAAAAAGACTACAATTGGGGTTTATACGTGTACAAAAAGTCTGATGGAAACTGGTTTACTGACGGTAGTGGTAGCATTTTAAATATTCCTTCAGAGCGTGGAGATATATCAAAAATTTCAGAATTAAGGAAAGCAGCCATTCACTATGGCGATGATGGTGAAGGCAAAGTTGTTTTTGTCCCTGGACTAACAAGAATTAGTGAAGAAGAGTATTCAGAACAGATGGATAGAATGAAGAATGGTTTAATTCCGTCAATGAATGATCATGGTGCTTGGGTAGCAGCACGACAAACTTATGATAAGTATGGTAACGATGACTGATGATTATATAAGAGTTGGGTTAAATACCCAGCCAAAAGAAGATAGCCCATTTAAAGAACAAGATCCTTTTAATAAATCTTGGGAAAATTTAAAGGATTATAATGGTTTAAATCAAAACTTTCGTAGAAAAACTTCACGAAATGTTGCAAAAGCAGTAATTTCTCCAACTGCAGCATATCTAGATTCAGCAAATGCAACTCCTTCTGGAGTAGATGCATCGTCAAAAGCAATTAATCCTGGCACGGTATATAGAAATGGTTATGGACTATTTGATGTAATCACACCTCCATATAATATGTACGAGTTGGCAAATTTTTATGATACATCATTTGCTAATCATGCTGCTATTGATGCAAAAGTAGAAAACGTTGTAGGTCTTGGATATTATTTTGAGGTTGCAGATAGAACAATGTTAAGGTTTGAAATGAATGATGACCAAGCAGCAGTTGACCGTGCTCGTCGTCGTATTGAAAGAATGAAGTTAGAATTAAAGGATTGGCTTGAAAATCTTAATGATGATGATTCTTTTACAAAGACTATGGAAAAGTTTTATACAGATGTTCAGGCAACAGGAAACGGATATTTAGAAATTGGTAGAACTGTCACTGGTGATATAGGATATGTTGGTCATATTCCAGCAACTACAATTCGTGTACGTCGTCTTCGTGATGGGTATGTTCAAATTATTGGGAATTCTGTAGTTTACTTCCGTAATTTTGGCGCTAAGAATCCAAACCCAATGACTGCAGATACACGCCCTAATGAAATTATTCATTATAAGGAATACTCTCCTTTAAATACATATTATGGAATTCCAGATATTGTTGCTGCACTTCCATCTCTTGTTGGAGATCAACTTGCATCACAATATAATATTGATTATTTTGAAAATAAGGCTGTACCAAGATATGTTGTAACTTTAAAGGGCGCAAAATTATCTTCTGAGGGAGAGGATAAAATGTTTAGATTCCTTCAGACTGGTCTTAAGTCTCAATCACATAGAACTCTTTATATCCCTCTTCCTGGTGATACAGATCAAAACAAGGTTGAATTTAAAATGGAGGCTGTTGAAAACGGCATTCAAGATGGATCATTTAAAGAGTATCGTAAGCAAAATCGTGATGATATTCTTATTGCACATCAGGTTCCAATTTCTAAACTTGGAGGGGCTGACTCAGGTATTGCAGCAGCACTATCTCAAGACCGTACATTTAAAGAACAGGTGTCTCGTCCAGCACAAAAGCATTTAGAAAAAGTTGTTAATAAAATCATTAAAGAAAAAACAGATATTCTTGAACTTAAGTTTAATGAACTTACATTAACGGATGAAATTGCTCAGTCTCAAATTATTGAGAGATACGTTAAGACACAGGTTATGACTCCAAATGAGGCTCGTGAAAAATTAGACTTACCACAGAGAGCAGATGGAGACGAACCTTTCATTATGTCACCACGACAGGCAACCGACTCTAGAGCAAATCTAGCAGGGAATCGACAAAGGGATGCTGAAAGAACAAATAATAATTCAGACTCTACAACAACTATCTCTGGACGTAATCCACAAGGAGAGGGTAGGTCATCTCAATAATTGAGATAAGTTAAAAATGTTTGGTATAATGGTAACGATATGTTAATAAATAAGGCTCATTGGGTGACTAATGGCGACAACGTTCGTCTATCGATGCCTATTGGAAAAGTTGATGTTGAACGCCGTATGGTGTCAGGTTTTGCTACTCTTGATAATATAGATAAGCAGGGCGATATTGTAACAACAGAGTCTAGCATCAATGCATTTAAAAATTTTCGTGGTAATTTAAGAGAAATGCACCAACCATCAGCGGTTGGTAAAATTGTATCTTTCAAAGAGGATCGCTATTTTGATCCAAATACAAAAAAGTTTTATAGCGGAGTATATGTTTCAGCCTATGTATCTAAGGGTGCACAAGATGCCTGGGAAAAGGTTCTTGATGGAACCTATACAGGGTTTTCTATTGGTGGAAACATTAAGACCTGGGATGATGCTTTTAATGAAGAAATGGATAAGACCATTCGAATTATTAAAGAGTATGATCTATATGAACTATCTCTAGTAGATTCACCAGCAAATCAATTTGCAAGCATTGTATCAATTGAAAAGCAAGATGGTCATAATGTCATTGGTGGTTTAATTTCAAAGGTAGATACAGAAAATATTTTTTATGATGAAGAATCTGGCATGGTTATTGTGTCGGATGCAGAAACAGTTTCACATCCAGTTACTGAAAAACAAATGAAAAACATTGGTTTTGTTGAAAAGAACGATAGTGAAAAAGCAGAAATGATAAAGTTCTTAGTTGATAGTGCTAAAGGCATTAGTACAATTAAGATTACAAAGGAGGTTAGTCCTATGACTGAAACAACAGAAACAGCAGTTGATGCTGCAGTTGAAGAAGTTCAGGTCGCTCCAGAGGCACAACCAGCAGAAGTTGTAGAAACTCCTGCAGTCGTTGACGAAGCACCAGCAGTTGAAGAACTTGCAGTGGCTAAGTCAGATGATGGTAGTGCAGATTCTTCTGTAGAAAAAACAGAAGAGGGAGAAGTTGTTGCAACAGAAACCGTTGTAGCAAAATCTGATGAAACAATTGTTGAGGCAGTTGCTGAAATCAAGAATTCTCTTACAAATGCCTTTGGCGATCTTGCAACAACTATAAAGTCTCTTAATGAGCAAATTGTTGCACTACACAAATCTCTTGACACCGTATCAGGTGAGGTTAAGACCGTATCTGATGAGGTAAAAAATGTCAAGGGAGTTTTTAATGAGTTGGGCAAGCGAGTAGATGCCGTAGAGCAAGATACCGCTTTCCGCAAGTCTGGCGATCTAGGCGAGATCGTGCAGTTTGAGCCTACCAAGGTTCAAAAATCCCTATGGGGCGGTCGTTTCCTCACAAATACCGACCTATTTAACTAAGGTACAAATCACTAGGAGGTGAACAATATGTCGGAACAAAATAACAATCTAGAAAAGAACTACCCTGGATCAGGCGGAGCAGGCAATGAGATTAACTCTCAGGGCGGTTTCGTATCTGGTGGTGTTGGTGGTGCAACTGGTCTTGATTCAGCAGCACAGTCTGTAGGATCACAACTCGGTAACACAGCAACAGCAGCATTCGGATCAACATCTGGACCAAACGCAGTAAACCCAACTGGCGCAGCAGGTGGTATTCTAGCACCAGAGCAGGCTCGTCGCTTCATCGACTACGTGTGGGATGCAACAGTTCTCGCCAAAGATGGTCGTAGAGTTACAATGCGAGCAAACACAATGGAAATCGAAAAGGTTAACGTTGGAGAGCGTGTAATCCGTGCTGCTGCTCAAGGAGCACCAAATTACACAAACGCAGGTGCTACATTTACTAAGGTAGAACTTACAACCAAGAAGATTCGTCTTGATTGGGAAGTATCTACAGAAGCATTGGAAGACAATATTGAAGGCGGTGCACTTGAAGATCATCTAGTTCGCTTGATGACTAATGCATTTGCTAATGATATTGAAGACCTTGCTATTAATGGTACAGGAACAGGCGCAGATGCCTTCCTTTCTATCATGCCTGGCTTTATCAAGCAAACTCGTGGAACAGTCGGAAACGACGCACACGAATATGCAGCAACCGTTGCAGATAACAACTATACAACAACAGTAATGCAGGGCTTGCTTCTAGCAATGCCACGCAAGTACCGTGCACTTAAGTCAAACCTTAAGTTCTACGCAGGTACTGATGCTTTTGCTGGTATTGTTCGTAATAACGGTACACTAGCAGATGCTATTTCATCAGCGTTCTCAGATCGCATTGGTAGCACACAGGCAAACCGTCAAGAATTCCTTGATGGAACTGCACAAACACTTGGTAATTCACGTACAACTCGTGTACTTGGTGTAGATGTTCTTGAAGTTCCTTACTATCCTGCAGGTTATGTCGATTTGACATTCCCTCAGAACCGTGTATGGGGCTTCCAACGTGATATCACAGTAAATCGTGAATACGTTGCAAAGAAAGACACAATCGAATACACAGTATTCGTACGTTTTGGTATCCAATGGGAAGAACTAGATGCAGTCGCTTATGTCGACTCAGATAGTGCTGATTCCTAAGATTTAACCAATCACTGATAGGGAGGGTAGCGTAAAAACTACCCTCCTTATTCTTTTCTGGTATAATTACAAATAAGCATAGGAGATTTTATGAAACCAACAATGGAACAATTATCAAAACAAACCGTTATGGAACTAAAGTCCTATGCTAAAAAGAATGGTATTGATTTATATGGATCAAATACTAAGTTAGAAATATTAGAGGTTATTGCATCATTCTTCCCACCAGTAATAGATGGTGTCGAAGTTAAACCAGAAGACCCAAAAGAAAAAGTTGCAATTTACTCAGAAAAAAATCTACATATGGATAACTTAAAACCTATTAAGGTAGGTTATAACATCGTCTCAAAGGAGGCATCGGAAAAGTGGCTCACTCACAGGTTAGTGCGAATTGCATCTCCTGAAGAAGTAGCCGCATATTACGGTAAATAAATATGAATATTTTAAGAATTCCACCATATCCACTTTCAGTTACCTATACAGTTCCAGACGCAACAAGTGACTATATTCTAGTTATTGAGGATGTAGCAGAACAAACCGAAGTAGAAGAATTCCTTACATCTAATGCAAACTCTCAAGTAACCTATTCACTAAGTGGAGATTTTGTAAAATATGATAAATCCTATGCACTTAGCATATATGAAGATTCTGATGGGGAGCGTGGAGACGTTGTTGTTGAAGATAATCTAGATATCGCTAGACCATATGTAGACCCAGCATTACTCGCTACTTCTGGAACAGCAACAGATATTGCTGCATATACAGAATATGAAAGTTTAGCCAGAGCAATTATTGATTCAATAACTGGTGGATTTTATTATGACAGAACATACTTAGAAGTTGTAGGTCAGGGTACTGATTACGTGCCTCTCTGGAAAAAAACACATAAAATTTTAAAGGCATATGAAAATGCAGAATTGGTATATGATGCTAGTAATACAGAAAATGGTCCAGCACTTAAGTCATATAACTATATAATTACTAAAGATAAAACTGCAATTACTAAAGATCCAGTTGAAACAACCGATTCTTTAAATCGTGCAGAAAGAAGGTATCCAACTGTACCAGTTGCACCTTCAGATTCTATTAGTTTATTTGATACTGAAGATAGTGGAAATGTACAAACAATTGTTCCTGCAGTTGCTTTTCCAGAAGGAACAGATTATATATTTTTACTAGAGACTGGATATAAGGTTGTTCCAGTTGACATCACAGATGCAACAAAAATGTTAATTGATGATATTAAATGTGGAAGACTTGACTACTATAAGAGATATATTAAAAACTATAGCACAGATCAATTTAAAATTGAATATGATAAACGAATGATTGATGGCACTGGAAATATCCTTGTTGACAAAATACTTGATAAGTACATAGAAACGATTATCCGTCCAGGAGTTTTATAATGGAATGCTGTCCAGAAACAGATTTCATGTATCCAATGAAGGCTGATATTTATTATCCAATAATTAAACAAACTCAATATGGTCAGGCTACCAAAGATTGGGGATTTGATAGAACTATTGTTTGTAATGCAACAAATGTTGGTGGAGCAGGAACAGAAGACATTAAGCCAGAAACATTTCTTCAGTATGAAAATAAACTTATTGCTAGAACAAAAAATGATCCTAGGGTCTCATCAAATAATTCTGAAAATGCCATTACAAATATTTTAGTTACTAATATCCGTAATGCTAATGATGAGGTTATTTATAAAGAAACTGCTGGTGCTAGATCTGGAAGAGGTACTATTTATGAAATGGCTACGGTAGAACCTTTTACAGGACCATTTGGAAATATAGAATATTACAAAATGTTATGGCGCAGAACAGAGAATCAAACAGTGAGTGACTAATGAGAGTAATAACAAGCACTAAAAACTTTGAGTCACAAATGAATAACATTATGAATTACTCTTTTGGATTCTTGGATGGTGTTCAAAAAGGTAAAAAGATATTTTTAAAAAATTTAGGTGCGGGAACAATCCAGGCTATGGCTGCCTATGTTGACATTTCTGCTAAAGGAAATCCTAACGCTCTTCATCATGTATATGAG